GGCGGCGGCGCCGGGGGCGACGGGGTCTCGTCCACGGCCGGGGCGGCGCCCTCCTCCGTCAGATAGTCCCAGTCGTCGATGTCCGGGTCGGCCTGCACCCAGCTGTACTTCACCGTCAGGTTGTTCAGGTCGATCTCGGGCGGCTCGACCACCTCGACCACGATGTCGTTCAGCACGCCGACTTCGCTGATCTGGAGCTTCAGGTAGCGCTGGGTCCGGCCGGCAAGGCCGTAGAGGTTGGTGGTCACCGTGCCCCGGCACCCGGCCGTCAGGCGGGACATGCGCCGCTTCGCCAGCCTGCGGGCCTGGGACAGGGTCTGCACCCACGGCAGCGACAGAGTCTGGGGCTTCTCGCCCCGGATCAGGATGTCGGACTCGTCCCGCCACGGCTCGGTCGGGACCATGGTGTACTTGTGGTCGGGCGAGCAGTACTCGACCTCAAGCACGTTCGCCGCGCTCTCGTCCTCGACGAACCGCTGAACGCTGTATTCGATCACGTGGTCGTCGGTGAACGTCACTGTGGGCGCGATGTACTCCCCGGCGTACAGCACGAACGCGCCGTCGCCGCGCTGGGCCATGTAGCCGTCGAAGCTCTCCAGGATCCGGGCGATCACGTCGGCGGGCGCGTTATTGAACTTGTACATCCCGCCGCAGGTGTAGGTCGCGGCCAGCCCGGCAGCCGTGGTGATCGTCACCTCGCAGAGGTTGGCGGCCGAGGTCCAATACGAGAGCGCCGGCTGGATGCGGGTGGCGAAGTCGAAGCCCATCCCGTGCTCGGCGTGGCAGAGGTAGTCGGCCAGGATCAGGACCGGGTTGTTCGACCATTCCCAGGTGGCGGGATCGTCGATGTCCTGGGCCACGTCGCGCCAGTCGTAGAGCTTGTAGCCCTTGATCACTGCGTTCGGCTGGGGGAGCCCGTTGGGGTAGGTGCCGGCGAAGTCCCCCGCGTCCACCGAAGCCGCCCGCATGAACATCGAGGTCTGGCCGTCGCCGCGGTGCGCGGCCGTCCACTCCCCGGCGGTGAGCTTGTTGCAGGGCGGCGCGTCGCCGGTCCCGCCCGCGCCTTCGGTGCGGCTGAAGTACGAGGTCTCCGGGTTCGCGCCCAGGCTGGTGAGCAGCAGCACCTTGTCGTTGTTGGAGTAGGCGCCGTCGGAGGCGTCTAGGTAGCCGTTGACGTCGGCGACCACGATGTCGTCGTTCAGCATCATGTGCACGAAGCTGTCGATCGCCGTTCCGCCGCAATGCACCAGGGCGACCACGACGTGCGCGTAGGAGTCGTTGGTGGTCCCCGGCTCGTACAGCATCACGGCGCCTGACAAGCGGCATTGCCCGTACGCCCCTTGTCGAGGCGGGTTGGTCTGCTTGACCGGGGTGGCGGCGTGATCCGGGTCGGGAATGTCGGGGGCGAGGGCCATCGAGGCGCCGACCGAGATGGCGACCGTAGCCGAGAACACGATCGCCGGCGCCAAAAGGTTCGCCGTGGTCGCGGCGGCGGCGGGGCCTACGACCGGAGTTGCAACCGCGTAGATCGCGCCGTGCACCGCCTCCAGAGCCCACGCGGCCACCGCCGTGATCGCCTCAGCCATGCAGCCTCCAGATCGCAAGCGCAGTGAACGGCGCGAACAGCACGCCCTTGGCGGTCAGGCCTGCCCAGCGGCTGCCCGCGTAGATTCCGCCTATCGGGACGGGGCCGTGGTCGGTCGGGACCAGCACGCACCCCACGTCTCCGGCTTCGGGCTTCTTCACCTCCGGGAAGCCGTCCAGCGCCCGGCGCATGATCGCCTCGACGCCCCCTTCCCTGCGGACCAGGCGAAGGCAGCCGAGTTCGGTCCGGTAGCGGCCCCGGTACGGCGCGGCCCGGTCCTGCCCGGTGACCGCCTGAACCCACCCGCCGACGAACCCCAGCAGGCAGTCGTTGCCGTCGTAGGAGAAGGGACGGCCCGCCGCCTCCTCCAGGTACGCGCTCAGCTCCACTTCAGGCTCTTGCCCTGGGCGTAGATGGGGGTCCGGACGCAGAACAGGTCGCCCGGGCTGAACTCGCTCTGGTGCGCATGCGTCCAGTAGGTGGCCTTCGGGCGCCGACGCCCGGTGAAGGCGGTCCCGACCGATAGCCCGACGGTGCGGACGATCTGCTGGTTGCCCTGCTCGTCGATCGAGGCGGTGCGGCTGATCTTCGCCACGTCCGCCTCGCCCTCCCACAGCCACTCGACGGGGGCGTAGGCCTGCCAGTCGGACCCCAGCATGTAGAGCCCGACGTGAACCGGGGCGCCTCGAATGCTCGCCGCGTCGGCGTCGGCCAGGGCGATCACCTCGGCCGGGACTCCCGACAGGGTGAAGTCCACCCGCTCGGCCACGCCGTTGATCAGCTGCGACAGCGCCGGCATCCCCACCAGCCAGCCGAGCCCCTGGTAGGTGCCGCCCGCGGCGTCCACCCCGTCGGCGGGAACCACCTTCGGGCCGAAGCCCCCGAACCAGGTGCGGATCGGAGTCGTCGCGTCGATGAACACCAGCACCGCGGGCCGGATAAGGCCCTCGGCGATCGCCTGTTCGAATGTCGCCATGTCAGGCCGTGGGGGCTTCGATGAAGGTCACCGCGACCTCGGCGACGCGTCCGAACTCCGGGGGAGGGGTCATCTGCGCGCAGCGGGCGAGGAAGGCCGGGGCGTTGAAATCGACCGCCTGGCCGGAGCTGATCGCGCCCCTGAGGGGCGGACGGACCTCGACCTGCTGGCGATAGCTGTTCGCGCCCAGCGTCGTGGTCGAGACGATCCGGGCGACCCGGTGCGCGCGGCGCCCGACCGTGCCTCCATGGTCGTAGGAGAACCTCTCCCCGCCCCGCAGTTGCCGGGCCGAGGTGGTGTTCAGGGTCACCAGGGTCGCGCCCGCCGAGGCGGAGGCGTGCAAGGTCGCGCCGACGCCCGAGGGCGGGGTGTAGGTGGTGTCCACGGGGAAGGCGCTGGCCGGAGTGTGCTGCGCGCCCGCGGCCCCGTCGGAACGAGGGACGTTCTTGCCGCCCGCCAGGGGCACGATGACGTCGGTCACGCCGCCGTCGAGGACGGCGTGCCATGCGGACCAGGCGGCGAACTCCTCGTCCGTGCGCAGGATGATCCCGGTGAAGGCCAGCACCAGCAAGCCGCCGCCGTCCGTGCGCGCGACCTGGACCGCGCCCGAGATCGTCGGCCCGGACGAGATCACCCGTCCGGGCATGTCGATCACAGGCGAGGCCTGGGGCCAGAAGCGGCGGGTGGGCCAGACGTACGCCATCAGCGGGTCCCCAGCATCTGTTGCCGGTTCTGCAGCGCCGGCCCGCCCTTGCGCACCGCCTCCAGCGAAGCCCCGATCGCCTGGGCCTTCGCCTGGGCGGCCAGCGTTCGCATCTGCCCCACCACGGTCTCGGCCAGCACCGCGTTCTCCGCATGCAGGTGGAAGGATTGGGTGACGATCGGCGTCGGCCGCGACAGCGTTCCCGCCCGCAGCAGGTGGTTCGGAATGACCTGCGACCCCTTGGGCAGGTTGACCAGCTCCGGCCCGCGCTCTCCCACCACGGCCAGCCCGCCCGGCGCCGACATCGTGCCAGCAGCGAAGCCGGGGATCTTGATCCCTCCCAGCATCGAGGCGATGGGTCCGGTGATCGACTGGCGGATGGTCATCGCCAGCACTTCCGCGAGGATCTGGCGGAACACGTTCGACGCCACGTCGCCCAGGCTCTCGGCGTTCATGATCGCGTCGGCCAGGCCGTAGCTCAGCGCCTCCAGGCCGTCGACCGCCAGGCGCTGCAGGTTCTCGCCCGCGTTCTCCGCCTCCACGGCCACGTCGGCGGCGTACTGCTGCAGCGGGTTCTTGGAGACCTGGAAGCCTTCAAACGTCGGGTCCGCCTTGGTCCAGAAGCTCTGCAGCGTGTCGGCGAAAGTCTCCAGCGGCGGGCCGATCAGGTCCAGGGCGGCGGCGACCCGCGCCGCCTCCTGCTCGACGGTCTCGAACCCGGCGGCCATCTCGTCGGCCGAGAAGGCGTAGCTGCGCGACCAGTGCGGCTCGGACGTCGCCCGCCGCCTCGTCGACACGCCGCCGGAGGGATCGATCAGGCTCGTCCCGTCCGGCTCCTGTATCGGCGTCGCGGGTACGGCGGCCCCGGCGGTGGCTCGCGCGTTGCGCTCGGCGACCAGCTGGCGCACTTCGGCGGACAGCTGCAGGATGCGGTCGTTGTAGGGCTTCGCGCCCATCACGTCGCCCTGCCAGCCGTCGCGCTGCGCCTGGTTGGCGCGGATCTTCTCCAGCTTGACCCCGATGCTGGCTTCGTCGCGCGCGTTCAGGAAGGCGTTGAGCCTGCCCAGCATCGCGCCCAGCTGCTCGGCGAACTTGACCAGTCGCGGGGACAGATCGACGAAGGCGGACATCAGCTGGTTGCGGATCACCTGGCTGGCCGTGCGAAACTTCTCCGCCGCCTCCGCCCCCTTCTTGACCAGGGCTTCGTCCATGACGATGCCGAGCTTGCGTGCCTCCTCGCGAAGCTCCACGACCGCGTCGGCCTTCATCCGGATCAGCGGCAGGATCGCGCCGAGACCGGTTTTCTCCGCCACGGTCGCGCGCTCGGACTCGCTGCGCAGGTCGCCGATCCGCCGGATGACCTCCATCATGGCGGCGTCGACGTTGTCGTAGGACTTCAACTGTTCCTGGGTGAACCCCAGCGCCTTGAAGCCCTTCAGCGCCTTCTCCGACAGGCCGGAGGTCGCCGCGCCTAGCGTCTTGGTGAACTTGCCGAGCGCCTCGTCGGCGTCGGTCACCTGGCCGCCCGCGGCCTGCACGGCGTGCCGCCATTCCTGCAACGCCTCGACGTTCACCCCGACCTTGGCGGCGGCGTCGTCCAGCTCGTCGGCGTAGTTCATCGCCGCGAACGCCTGCGTGCCGGCCACCGCGAGCAAGGCCAGCGCGCCGGCCGCGGCGCCGCCGGCGACGCCCACGGCGCCCAGGCCGGCGCTGACGCCGGGAATGGTCGTGGACAGCCCGCCGAAGCTGCGGCCGAGGTCGTCGACCGTCGCCTTGAGGCCGACCCCGAACTTGCGGCCGACCCCGTCCAGGTCCCGGTTCATCAGCCCGGCTTCCTGCCTGACCTTCGCCCGGCCGCGCTCCAGGTTCCGGCTCATCTTGTTCACGTCGGCCGACAGCTGGAACACCAGCTGCTCGAGATCGGTGCGGGCCATCAGCCGAGCCTCCGGATACGGTCGCGGTGTTCTTCAGGCGAGGGCGGCGCGGCGCGGGAGCCCTCCGGGGCGTGCGCCCTGTTCCAGCCGGCGACGCAGGCCTGGTATTCCCACAGCGACATCGCCCACACCTGGGCGGGGGTGAAGCCTAGGACGGCTCCGGTCCCGAGGAAGGCGGCGAAGCGGAGCCGTCCGTCGGGGAGCTCGTCGCTCCCGTCGTCTCCGCCGCCTTCGGCTCCCCCAGCGGCTCGGCCTCGATCCCGTCCAGCGAGGCCTTCACGATCCCGAACGCCAGGGCGACGTTGACCCTGAAGTCCAGCCGGTCGTCGATCCGCTCGCGCACCAGCTTGCCCGCCTGGATCGGCGACAGGCCGCCGCCGATCAGACCCTGCAGGATCACCTCGCGAACGTCGTTCGCGCGCCAGCGGCCGACCAGGCCCAGGGAGGTGGCGTCCGACAGCGAGGCGCCCTCCTTCAGGGCGACCCCGACGTGCAGCAGACGCGCCATCATCTCCTGCGGCCCGACCTTGCAGGCTTCGTCGATCGCCGCCCACTCCTTCAGCCCGAGGCGGAAGGTGTGATCCTCCGCGCCCCAGGCCAGGATGATCTCTCCGCTGCGGCTCATCAGGCGTTGGCCTCGATGTCGAAGTCGCCGGCGGCGCCGATCGAGATGCTGAAGGTCTGGTCCTCGCCGCGCGTGCCGCCGAGCGTGATGCTGCGGATCACGATCGGGCCGGTCAGGGTGAAGCCGCCGAGCGCGCCGGAGACGTCCTGGATCACCTTGGCGTTGATGGTCTCGGCGTTGGCCCAGGCCTGGACCAGGGCGAGGGCGGAGGGGCCGTCGGCGATGCCCTGCCCCTCGGCGCTCCAGCTCAGCCCCTTGACCCGCATGACGGGCTTGGCCGCCGCCGACGGGTCGTCGCAGTCGGGCACCATGCCCTCGAACACGTCGGAGGTCAGGTTCAGCGTGCGCTCGGCGTTCACCGAGCAGTAGTGGGTGAAGGTCTCGGACGTTTCGCCGTCGCCGAATTTGATCAGCAGTTTTTCGCCCGCGGTGTTCTTGGCGAGGCTCATGGTCTGTCTCCTGTCTGGGTAGGGTCAGCCCGTGGGCTGGGTCGAGTAGCGGAACACCGAGACCACGTGCTCGACGTTCGGATCGGGGTCGCCGACCGCGCGGGAGCCGTCGAAGCGGTGCGAGCTGATCCGGTGGCCGTCGAGGCTCAGGGGAGCGTCCAGCGCCGCGCGCGCCGCCCCGGCCATCTGGCTTGCGACCAGGGTCGCGTCAGGGCCGCGCGCCCAGCTGTGGACGGTGAGGTAGGCCTCGGATTCGTCGTTGCAGCCGTCCGCGGGCAGCACCTGCGGCGGCTCCAGCGAGAACCGCGGGAAGACGTCGGCGAACGCCTGGTGCCGGGAGTAGACCGCGGTTCCGACAAGAGCAGCCGCCTCGGCGTGGGCCAGCAGGGCGGCCGCGACCGCCACCTGAAGCGCGTAGGCGGGATCACTCATAGGGCTGCGATGTCCTTTGCGGCCTTGCGGCCCGCGCGGGCGACAGCAGCTTTCATCTGCTTCTTCCGGGCGCGGACGGTCGGATAGAAGAACGGCTGGGCCTGCGTGCCGGGGTGCGTCCGGTAACTGAGCCGGCCTTCCTTGTGCTGCTTTTCGCCCTTGCTCGGCGTCCGCGTCCCCGAGAACAGCTTGCGCCCTCCGGGCAGCAGAGTGACCGATCGCTTCACCCCGCCGGCCGTCCCGAACTCCACGAAGCGGGCGTAGAACGCCTCGTCGTCTCCGGCGTAGACGGTGTAGAGCAGGCCCGCGGCGTTCAGCGCCTGGCCGCGCCCGCCCAGATCCTTCACCGTCAGCCGCATGGCCCCGGTGTTTTTCATGCCGATGTGGGTCGGCAGCCCTTGGGTCCAGCCGACCGACTGGCGCAGGTCGCCCGTGTCCACCGGCACCGCCCGCCGGATCGCCTCGGCCAGCTCGGCCGCCTGCTTTTCCAGGGCGTCGGCGACCGCGACGCGGACCGAGTTTGGCAGGGCGGCGAGTTGTCGTTCGAGCCGCTTCAGGCCCTTCACCTCAGCCATCCACCCCTCCCCGCTCGACCGTCAGCATGTACTCGGCGCCGCGCTCGTCGACGTTCATCGGCGGCTGCAGGACGTTGAAGGTCCGGCCGTCGCGGACATCGACCATGCGCATGTCGCTGGTCAGCGCCCGCACGCCGGCGCAGCCGCGCAGGTACACTTCGAACACCTCGCGACCGCCCAGGCGCGCCGCGGTCATCTCCTCGCCGCCGCGAAGCGGGCGCAGGCGGGCGGACACCGGGCCGAAGACCGTGGCCCAGTCGGCCTTGACCACCCCGCCCACGTTCGCGGCGTCGGCGCGGGCCTCGAAACGCACGCGGCGGTTAAGCCGGCCGGCCTGCATCGGCGCCCTCCTGCGGAGGCTCGGCCTCGTCCGCCGGCGCCTTGCGCGGGTCCTGGGTCCGCTCCGCCCGGCCGGCGGCGACCGCGGTGTCCGCGCACTCGCGGGTGACGTTCTCGACCGCGCCCGCCTTGTAGGCGACCGTCACCAGCCGCTGCTTGGCGGGGGTGAAGTCGAACTTGCCGGTGAAGCGGACCCAGGGCACGGGCTTACGCCGTCGCGATCAGCAGGGCGATCCGGTACACGACCGGAGTCCCGGAGCCGGAGTTGGCGACCAGGATGATGTCGGCGCTGCCGGCGGTGACCGTCCAGCCGACCTCGCTGGTCGCCTGGAAGTGCTGCCCGGGCTCCAGCGTGATCTTCGGCGTGGTGCCCGACAGCGGGCCGTTGAACGCGTTGGACGCGGCGCCGAACACGACCACGTTGTTGGCGTTGTCGGCGTCGGCCTGGATCTGGATCGCCTTGACCTTGGCCGCCGCGACGGTCGCGCCGAACACGTCGGCCAGCACTCCGGCCAGGTCCAGGTTCTCGGTCGAGGACGCGGCGATCGACCGCTCGTCCGACCACAGCACGTCGGCGTAGCCCGTGCCCGTGCCGGGCTCGATCTGCACCAGGGCCTCCTCGGCGAAGTCCGCGCCGACGGAGGCGATGTCGTTGGCTTTGGTGACGCGACCGCGAATGCTCGCTTTCACGTCGGCGGTGACGCCGTACGCCATGGAGATTTCCTTTTCTCAGGGGTGAGAGGCGAACGGCGTTCGCCTCGGGGAGGGGGTCAGTCGACCGGCTGGGGAGCCGGAGAGAATGTCCCGGAAGTCGGGTCGTAGATCGCGCCGATGTCGCACCAGCCGGTGACGAGCACGTAGTGCCCCGGGTAGGCCAGGTCGCAGAACTCCTCGTCCGCGACGATCAGGTTTTCGACGGTGTTGCCGTTGAGGATCGCGTAGGTCATCAGGCCACCCATTCGATGAAGACCATGCCCGGGCGACCGGCGGCGCCCGCTGCGTTCTGTCCGCCGCCGCCGCCGCCCGCTCCAAAGCCGGACCCGACCGAGCCGGCGACGGTCGCTGCGCCGCCCGCGCCGCCGGTGCCGAAGGGCGTGCCGCCGCCGCCGCCGCCGCCGACGCCAGAGCTGCCGGTGACGATGCCGCTGTACTGACGCGCCGAACCCCCGCCGCCGCCCGAGGAACCAGCGCCTGCGCCTGCCCCGGTGGGGCCGACGATAGCGCCGACGCCGGACGCGCTGGTGCCTGTGGCCCCCGCACCGGAGCCCCCGGTCGCATCGGTGATGCGGAAGGGACCGCCTGTGGCTCCCCCGCCAGCGCCGGGACCGGAGCCGCCGTTCGTGGCGCCGCCCGCGTTACCGGCGGTGCCGCCGGCCATCGCCGGGATCGCGTGCAGTCCGCCCGTGACGCTGCTCGTGCCGCCGTCTGTTCCGGCCGCGCCAGCCGCGCCGACCGTCACGGTCAGAGTGGCGCCGGGCGTGACAGACATCGGCTGGGCGACGAGGCTGAACGCTCCGCCGCCGCCGCTTCCCGCGCCTCCGGTCGCGTGCCCCGCGCCTCCGCCGCCGCCGCCGCCGCAACCCGAGATGTAGACGGTGCTCACCCCCGCCGGGACGGTGAAGCTGCCCGACGCGGTGAAGGCCTGAGACTTGGATTTGGCTCCCGCCAGGTACATCGGCATGGCTCACCACTCCCGGGCGTCGAAGCGCGAACCCGTGGTCGCGCCGAAGATGGAGATCGCGGTCGTGGGGATGCCGTTGACCGGCGCTTCGTACAGGGCGCCCGGCGGGATCACGATGCCGCTGTTGGCCGAGGCCGTCCCGGTGGCGCTGATCGTCAGGTTCTCGGTACTGTTGTTCTGGACCGAAAAGCCCTTGCGCGCGGCGTTGGCCGCCATCAGCGGCTGCGCCGTTCCGCCCGCGGTGATGGTGCTCGACCGGTCGGTGTAGGTCACGCCGCGTCCGGCGCCCTGCACGAGGTCCGTCAGGGCCTCAAGGATGCCGTTCTGCGTCGTGCCTTCCGTGTTCTGGGTGTAGGGCATCTGAGGCTCCGGTCAGAAGAGGGAGGGGTGGGCGGTCAGCGACCCGTGGGCCTGGGTGGTGACGATCCCGGTCCCCAGGGTCACGCGCAGCTCGTAGTCGTGGACGCCCGCCGGGCACTCGCCCTGGGCGTCCGGCGGCACGGTGACGATTCCGGTTCCGCCGGTGGGTTCGGGGGTGGAGATCGTCACGTCGGCGGTGTCGATCAGCACCGTCCCGCGCCGCGAGGTGACGCGGAAAGTGATGGTCGCGCCGGTCAGGTCCAGGTTCTCGCCGTCGGCGTCGTTCAGGTCGACCTCGAACGGCCAGTGCTCGCCCAGGGTGAACTCGACGTTGGTCTCTTCGGCCATGCTCTCAAGCCCTCAGCTGCGCCCGCGACGCCCGGCCGCCGATCGCCTGTCCCGAGGACCGGCCCCGCACCGACGCGGCGTTGTTCGGCAGCGGGCCGAGACGCAGGCTCGTCGTCGCCGGTCGGCCGATCAACATCAGCCGGCCTGGCCCCGCCTCCACGCGCCGCGACCGGGCCAGCCCCGCCGCGCCCGAGAGCCGCAGCGCGGCGCCCGCCTCCATCCGCAGGCCGCGCCGCAGCGACGCGGAACCCATGAGTGTAAGACTTCCCGCTCCGGCTGTGATCCGCCGCACCCGGCGAAGCGTCGCCGAGCCCGACAGGACCAGCGTTCCCGGCTGGGCGTTCAGGACGCGCCCGAACTTCAGATCAGCCGATCCGGACAGGGCCAGCCGCCCTGTCTCCGCTCGCATCCCCGCGCCGATGCGCATCTGCGCGTCGCCGCCGGTCAGCGCCAGCACGCCGGGCCAGGCGTCCAGCACCCGCGAAACCCGCAGGTCCGCCGCGCCGGCCAGGATCAGGGCGCCGGGCTCGGCGACGATCGCCCGCGAGCGGGCCAGGTCCGCCGCTCCGGAAAGCGCCAGGCTCCCCGCCCCGGCTGCCAGCACCCGACCCGTTTTCATCGCGGCCGAACCAGAGAGGGTCAGAGCCCCCGCGTCGGCCTGCAGTCGATACCCGCCCGCCCCCGAAGCGACGGGGCCGGAAGCGATAGGTCCCGTCCCGAGCATCGATCAGTTCCCGAAGTGGCTGATCACATGCACCCGGCCGGGCCCGCCGTTGCCGCCCGCGCCCGAGGTGTGGGTGTCGCGGCAGGCGCCGCCGCCCCCGCCGCCCGCGCCGACTCCGCCGTCGCCGCCGTCCCCGCCGTCCGCGGCGGTGGCCGAGCCGCCCCCGCCGCCGCCGGTTCCAGGGCCCATTCCAACGGTCACGCCGGCCGCGCCGTCGCCGCCTCCGGCCGAACCGCCCGCAGCCCCGCCGCCGGTGGAGGCGATCGTGCGCTGCGACCCGACCGCGCCCGCCGCGCCCGCCGCCGTGGAACCCGTAGTGGGCAGGCCTGCGCCGCCGCCGCCGCCTGGGCACATGGCGATGGCCGTACCCGCCGCGTTGCTGGGCGGGGCCGGAGCGCTTCCGCTCGATCCGCCGCCGCCGCCGGGGCCGCTGTTGATCCGCGTTCCGAGGACGCCGAGAGAGCCGCCGCCCGTGCCTCCGGTCGTCGTGCCGCCGCTGCCGGGGTTGCCGCCGGCAGCCACCAGGTAGGCCCCGAAGGAAGACGTCTCGCCCGCCAGGCCGGTGTTGCCGCTGCCGGTGCCGGTTCGGCCCGTCCCGCCCGCGCCGCCGTCGCCCACAGTCACCGGAACAGTGGAGGGCAGGTCGTCCGCCAGGAAGGTCTCGCGGCTATAGCCCCCGCCCGCTCCGGCGCCGCCGCCGCCCCTGTTGGCCGCGTTGGTGCCCGATGCGCCGGAGCCGGCCCCTCCGCCGCCGCCGATGACGATCACTTCAATCAGCGTGGCGCCCGCGGGCTTGGCCCAGGTCCCGTCCGCCGTGAACGTCTCGATCTTCGGGCCGAGCTGTTGCCCCATCACCGTCGCTGAGACGACCGCCGCGCCGGAGAGGTTCAGCAGGGCGCCGGTCGAGGACTCCACCAGAGTGCGGGTGAGGATCGCACCCGAGGCCGTGTAGACCGCGGTCGAAAGCTCCCACTCTCCGGCGTCCTCGATCAGCAGCCGCAGCACCGCGCCGTCGGCGACGTTCGCCTGGGCGGGCGTGCGGAACCCCTGGGCCGCTGCGCCGACCGTGATCGCGCCCGTGCCCGTCGTGGCCGTCGCGAACTTGACCCGGTTGGGGAACATCAGGCGGCGGGCGCCAGGTTCAGGACGCCGTCCGTCCCGAAGTCGAGGACGAAGTTCTCGCCCGCGTTCAGGGTGACGGCCGTGCCGTAGTCCCACCAGCCGATCAGCGGATCTCCGGTGGCGGTGTCGTTGTACAGCACCGCGTACCGGAACGGCCCGATCGACCCGCCCGAGGCGTCGAAGGACACGTCGTCGGCGATCAGCTTGTAGGTCCCGCCGGTCTGGCCGGAGGAGGTCACGTTCAGCGCCGTCCCGCCCGCGGTGTAGCCGTTGCCGGCCGAGATCTCCGCCAGGTCGGTCTTCAGCGAGTCCGCCGCCGCGTCGGGCGCAGCGTTCGTCAGGTAGACCTTGAAGGTGTGCGTATCGAGGTCGTGCGTTCCCTCGACCAGCGCCTCCATGAAGGCGTTGAAGAAGTTCAGGTCGGCCATGGGGTCAGGCTCCGGTCAGGGGACGCGTCAGAGCGTCCGCACGGTGAAGGGGGCGAGCAGGGCGCTCACCGTGAAGGGCAGGGTCGAGGTGATGTTGCCGATGTTCACCGGCTCCCGGTTCTCGTACCAGTGCGCCACCAGCAGGGTGATCGCCTGCCGGACAGCCTCCGGCAGGGGCTCGGCGTCGGTGTCGGCGTAGCCGGCGACGAAGGTCACCCGCCAGGCGTCCTCGCGGCAGTCGTAGGCGGGCCAGCTGTACCCGTCCTCCAGGGTGACGAAGGCGCCGATGGCGTCCTCGCCCAGCCGCCAGGAGTCGGCGGCCAGCGTCGTCTCCGCGCCGTCCACCAGGTACTTGACAGAGGACACCGACCGCACCGGCGGCAGCGGCAGGCGCAACCGCCCATTCTCGGGCGACCAGGCCTTCAGCAGCCAGGTCTGGCGCATCAGGGCCCGGCCGAGGATCCCCGTGTGCCCGTCCAGGTGGCCGGCCGCGGCGTGGGCCAGAGCGTCGATCGTCGCGTCGTCATCGACGTGGTCGACGCGCAGGTGCTTTTTCAGCGCCCGCAGCGACACCGGCAGCGCCGTGGGCGCGGTGACCAGGGAAAGGGTCATGGATCAGGCGCGAGTGCGGCGGGCGCGGGAGCCGCCCTTGCGGCCGTCGCCGTCGTGGTCGAGCGGGTCGGCGGGCGGCGGCAGGTCGGCCACCAAGCCCTCGGCCAGAAGGCCGGGGATCAGCTCGTCGTGGATCTCGGGAGTGTCGCCCGCCTCCAGCCGGCGCACCGTGTGCCCGTCGTGGGCGTACGGGAAAGCCTTGAGCACCTGCACCTTCATGGGGGCGGCTCCGTTCTGGAATGTCGGGGAGAAGCGGAGGGCGCGCGGCGCCCTCCGTCGGTTACTCAGCCGGCGCCGGTCAGACCGGCGGGTTGATCGTCGGCACGGCCTGCGGGTGACCCAGCAGGGCGATGGCCGCGACGAAGGCGTTGCCGGTGTTGCCGGCCGGCGTGATGGTCAGGCGCACGTAGCGCTTGTCGCCCACGTAGCCGATCTTCCGGGTCTCGTTGTCGTCGGCGAAGGTAAAGCCCGCCAGGGCCTCGGTGCCCAGCAGGGCGGCGTCGGCCACGGCGGCCGCGTCAGAGAGGTTCGACTGCTCGCCGTGCTCCACCAGAACGGTGAAGGCGGCGTCCGCGTCCGCCAGGCTGCCCGTGGCGATCAGGAAGGTCAGGCTGTCGTAGCCGCGGGTGTCGATGATCTCGGACACCCAGGCGGTGTTGTCGGTCGTCGCCGCCGCCGGGCTGATCGCCCGCAGCGGATGCACGTGGTTGAACAGGTCGCGCATGGCGATCGGTCTCCAGGTCAGGAAAGGGAAGGCGCGAGAAACGGGGCGGGCCCTGCGCCGGCGGGCCCGCCCGGAAAGCGAACGGCGTTCGCCTCGGTCTTAGGAGGCGGCGACCTTCATCAGCTTGATCGCCTCGAAGTTCGAGACGCCGCCGCCGACCCGCTTGGTGGTGTACAGGTGCACCAGGCCGCGGGTCTTGTAGATGTCCCGCAGCACCGCGATGCCGCGACGATCCACGATGGTGTAGGCCCGCTGCCAGTCGGCGAAGGCCAGCGGGAAGGTCCCGGCGGCGATGTCGGGCATGTTGTCGTCGGTCTCGACGCCGTAGCCCATCAGGGTGGACGGCACGCCGGCCTGGGCCGAGGGTTGCCACAGGTAGTTGCCGTCGCCGTCCTTCCACTTGCGGATCGCCGCCAGCGTCAGGTCGTTGGTCAGGAACCGGGCGTTGTTCCGGTAGCCGGCCTTCAGGGCGTGGATCAGGGTGATCACCGCGTCGCCCGGATTGGAGGCGGCGAAGTCCGACGCGCCGCCGGTGACGACGAAGCCGATCTTGCCCCAGGCGTAGGAGGCGTTGGCGACCGTGTCGTAGGACAGGAAGCCGCGCGGCTTCTTCTTGCCGTTGCCGGACACGAAGGCCGCCGCCTCCTCCTCGCCGAACTCGATCCCGACCTCGTCGGCGTACCAGTCCTCGATCGAAACCGCCGAGTCTTCGAGCAGGTCGTTGGTGGCCACCGGTTCGGCGTACAGGGTGCCGGGGGTGAACTCGATGCTGGCGAGGTTCGGGGTGTTCGTTTCAGGGCGATCTGAGCCGGTCTCCGTCTCCCCGACCCAGCCGGAGGTCGCGCCCCCCAGCCCCTTGTGCTGGACGTAGCTGGCGCCGCTGATCGCGACGATCCGGGCCAGGCGGCGCATGGCGACGGTCGTGGACAGGATCCGCTCGATGCCGCTCTCGGTCGTGCGGTCGACCAGCAGGCCGCCGTCCGGATCCGAATAGGTCGAGCCGCGAGCCTCGACCGTGCCGCGCATGTAGCCGGCGAAGGCGGTGCGGTGCTCGCGCACGGCCGGGTCGGACGTGTCGCCCGCGCCGCCGCCCATGCGCAGACCGGCGATCGTCTGGTTCGCCGTGTCGAGCGCGGCCTGCAACTCGCCCAGGCGGGTGTTGATCGCGGTCACCTGCTGGGTGGTGACCGGGTCGGCGGCGCCGCGGGCCTCGATCTGCGCCAGGCGCTGATCGTTGGCGGTGCGGAACTCGCTGTGCGCCGACTGGATCTCGCCGATCAGGCGGCGGATTTCGGCCATGTCGGGGGTTTCGGCGCGAACGGCCTGCAGGCCGCGACGGACGCCGGCCATGCCGGACGTCGAGAGCAGTTCAGTTTTCATGGGGGTCATCCCTTGACGGTGTCGAGAAGCCGCCGGAGGTCGGCGGCCAGGGCGGAGGGGCCAGCGTCCCGCGTGGCCGGTTCGGCAGCGTCTTGCGTGCCGGGTCGAAGGGTGGCGAACAGGGCGCGCCGCTCTGAGCGGGTCACGCCCTGCTTGGCCAGGGCTCGGTCGATCGTGCGCAGGCTGCCGGCCTCGGCGCGGGCCTGCTGCGGCTGGGCGGCGATCTCGTCCTCGGACAGGAAGCCGTCGGCCAGGCCGCGCTCGACCGCCTGGGCGCCGTTGAACCAGGTCTCGGCGTCCATCAGCTTGGCCATCTCGGCCTTCGGCTTGCCGCTGCGCGCCGCGTAGACGTCGGCCATGGCGTCGTCGAACGGCTCCAGCATGTCCGCCGCCGAGCGCAGGTCGTGGCGGTTGCCGACCGACACGCCCCAGGCGTTGTGGATCATGACGAAGGACGCGCGGCCGATCAGGATCTCGTCGCCGGCCATGGCGATGATGGAGGCGGCCGAGGCCGCCAGCCCCATCACCTTCACCGTCACCCGGCCGCGATGCTCGCGCAGCAGGTTGTAGATGGCCACGCCTTCGAAGAAGTCGCCGCCCGGGCTGTTGATGTTGACGGTCACGTCGCGCTCGCCGATCGAGCGCAGCGCGCCCGCCAGCCGCTTCGAGGTGAAGCCCTCGCCCGTCCAGAAGTCCTCGCCGATCACGTCGTAGATCGAGATGACGTCCTCGCGGCCGGCCTCGGCGGCGCGGACCTCGGGCGCCCAGCGGGCCATGGCGTCGTCGCGCGTGTCCCACTGCAGCGAGCGGATGGGCGCGAAGGCGCGGACCTCAGGCAGACTGCGCAGACTCATCGCGGGGCTCTCCGGCGGGGCGAACGGCGTTCGCGGTCGGTTGCAGCAGGGCGGCCGCGCCGCCCATCGGGTTCAGGTCTTCGAAGCCGCGGACCTCGTCCACGGTCATCCAGGCGGGAGTGCCGCCGTTGCCGAGCGCGGCCTGGTAGTACTGGGCCTGCTTTTCGGGCGTGGCCCGCAGCCAGCCCTTGGCGTTCAGGTGCAGGTACAGCTCGTCGGCGACGGACTCCGCCTCGGTCAGCAGGTCGCGGTCGAAGGCGTCTTCCCAGGCGCGTATCCACTCCAGCAGGGTGAAGGTCAGGAAGCCGAAGTTCTGCTCGGCGATTCCGCTGCCCCAGCTGGTCGACTTCTCGGTGTCGCCGATCAGGTGCGGCGGCACGCCGAAGAAGGTGGCGATCTCGCCGCGTTGGAACTTGCGCGTCTCGAGGAACTGGGCGTCTTCGGCGCTGAACTCGAGCGCGCTCCACTCCGCGCCGTCCTCGAAGATCATCGTCTTGCCGGCGTTGTGCGGGCCCGCGCGATGCTCCTCGACCTGCGCCTTCAGGCGCGCGAAGGCCTCGGGGCTCAGCTGGTTCGGCATCTTGATCACGGCGCCGGGATAGGCGCCGTTCTTGAACACCGCGGCCCCGAATTTCTCGGTCGTCAGCGCCAGGCCGAGGGCTTCGCGCGCCAGGGCGATGCGGGACATCCCGACCACGCCGTCGGTCGTCAGGTCGCGCAGGTGGAAGATCTCGTCGGCCGTGTAGACGACCTTGGTTCCGTTCTTGCGCTGGTACTCGTACAGCAGGCTCAAATCCGGCCCTTGGTGCACCGTCACCCGGTCGGGGTGGAGCGGCAGCAGGGCGACCACGCGGCTGCCCGAGCGAACCTTCACCGAATAGGCGTTGCCGCGCAGCAGGGCGTGCGCCTGCATCATCTTCCGCCACTCGGACGAGGTCTGCCACCGGTTCGGCCGCTTCTTCATCAGCCGGTACAGCGCGTGCGTCTTTTCCTTCCGCTTCACCCCGTCCACGTCGCGCATGACGTGGCACGGCAGGGTGGCGATCGCGCCGGCGACGATGGCGACGCAGCGATACACCGTCGCCACCCGCATCGCCGCGTCGGCCGTGACCACGGCGCCGGAGCTCGTGGTCGCCTCGCCGCGCAGGAACTGCGCCAGCTCCGGATCGTCGCCCGCGAACTCGCGGTAGGTGGCGGAGGCCCGGGGCCCGTGCAGGCCGCCGCGACCGCCGGGTTCCGGATCGGTCAGCACCAACGGCTGAGGGCGCTCGGAGCGCGACGAGGAGGTCAGGAACGGCAGGCGCATCAGATCGTCAGCAGCCCCCGTTCCTCGTAGACCGAACGCTGCGGACCGCCGTCCGCGGTGGCCATCGCCAGGGCGGTGACCAGAGCGGCGATGCCGTCGATGCGCTCGGTCGATTTCGCCTTGCTCGGCTTTATGTTGCCCGCCGCGTCCGTCTCGATCGCGACGTTCTGGGCGCACCAGCGCAGCACCGGGTGGCCCCCGTGCGCCAGGTCCTCGTCCAGCAGCAGGCGCTCCAGCTCTTTCGACGGTCCCGACAGGGTCAGGTAGCCCTGCCGCACCTGTTCGACCGGCATGCCCTCGCCCTGCAGCTGCAGCATCAGCTGCATGGCGTTCCAGGGGTCGAAGCCGACCTTCACCAGCTGGTACGTCTCGGCGTCCCGGCGGTGCTGTTCCTTGACGAAGTCGTAGTCGACGACGTTGCCCTCGGTCGTGACCAGCGCGCCCTCGCGCACCCACTTGTCGTAGGGGGCGCGGTCGCGCTTCACCCGCTCAGCGACCCGCGCCTCGGGGACGTAGAATCGCGGGAGGACCGTCCAGCGCTCCAGCCCTTCCTGAGGCGGGAACACCAGCACCGTGGCGGTCAGGTCGATGGTCTGGCTGAGGTCGTTGCCGGCGAACGCCCGCTTGCCCTTCAGCCGCTCGGGCAGCTCGCGCCAGTCGTGCTCGCCGGCGCAGGCGTCCCAGCGCTCCATTTGGATCCAGCGCACCGCCTGCTCGACCCAAAGGTTCAGGTGGTAGCGCTTGAAGTTGTTCTCCAGCCGGGGGAGGTCGCGCGCACGGCGGCACTCCGCCTCCAGGTATTCGAGCTTGACCGAGACCCCGAGGTTCGGATTGGCCTTTCGCCAGGTCTCCGGCTGGGTCCAGTCGTCGTCAGGCGCGGCGGCGTAGACCACCACCAGGGTGTCGGGGTCGTCGATGTCGCCCGCGAGCAGCTTCTGGCAGTAGTCCCAGACCTCCCAGCCGTACGTCTTGTGCTCGCCGGCCGTCGAGATCAGGAACTCGAGCGGCTGGCGACGGGCGCCGGACGACTGGTGCACGAAGTCGTACAGGTCGCCGTCGGGCCATTCGTGGATCTCGTCGCCGACCAGGCCGCTCATGCTGAGGCCGTGCTTGCCGCCCGGCGTGCCGGACAGCGGCTTGAAGGCGCCGTTCAGCTGGGGGCAGTAGATCGACGTCTTGTAGGTCTCGAGCAGCCGGCCGAGCTCCGGCGACAGGTTCACCATCGCCCCGGCCTTCTTGAAGACGATGCTCGCCTGGTCCTTGTCTTTGGCGATCGAGAACACCTGCCCGCCCGGCTCGCCGTCCCCGATCAGGGTCAGCAGCGCGACGCCGGCCGCGAGTTCCGTCTTCCCATTCTTCCGCGGCACCCAGATGATCGCCCGGCGATACCGCCGCGTGCCGTCGGCGCGCTTCCACCCGAACAGCGGGCGGATGATGTCGTTTTCCTGCCAGGGCTCGAGGCGGAAAGGGCGGCCCGCCCATTCGCCGTCGGTGAACCGAAGGTGCTCCTGGAAGAACGCGACCGCCGCGTCGGCGGCGCGCTCGTCATACCGGTACTCGGACACGCTCGGCTCAGTTCAGCAGCCCGATCGGGCCGGCCGCCGGCTTGGCCGCGGCTGCGGGCTTCGCCGCCGCATCGTCCTCGGACCGCTTGCCGAACAGGTCGCCCGCCGGATCGGGGTTCGCGGCGCGGGCGGCGAACAGCCGCTGGCGCTCGGCCGGGTTTAGACCGAACCGATCCTCGGTCGCCAGCAGCTGGCGCTCCAGACGGTCGGCGATCAGGAAGGCGGGGTGCGCCCGCTTCAGCTTGCCGTGCGCGCTTTCGGACTCGTAGGTCTCGCCCTCGACGTCCAGCTCGCGCTGCAGCTTCAGCCAGCGGGCGAAATTGCGGCAGTAGCGCCCGAAGGTCTCGCAGTCCGCAGCCGTGAGCAGCTTCAGCTGCTCGAGCCGCGGCGCGAGCCGCCGCCACGTGTCCAGGCCTTCGGCCTTCAGCCAGCTCGGCGCAGCGACTGTCGCCGCCGACCCGCTTTGAGGCGCGGGATCCGCGCCGATCCGGCGCTTTCCCGGGTTGCCCTTGGCCGCCTTGACCGCGGCCGGTTGCGGCTTCCGTCCCCTGGCCATGCGCCCCTCCGAAAAAAAGTTCCGCCAATTTCGCGGCCACACGCGCGGTGATGACCCGCCGGTCCCTGGCCGCGGAGGGGCCGACTTTCGCCCCCCCCCCCCCCCCCCCCCCCGGGGCGGGGGGGCGGGGCGGGGGGCG